TTGCCGTTCCTGGGTGGTCGGGTGCATCTGTGGTTACAGCATTGATTACCCTGGCAGAAGCCAGAGGCGACTGTGTAGCCCTTATTGACCCTCCAGCGGGACTTAACCCCACTACAGTGGTGGACTGGCACAATGGTACGTCAGGCATCGTAGGAGCCCCTACAGCGGCTCTGGATTCAAGCTATGCTGCTTGTTATGCTTTCTGGTGCGACGGACAAGATGCATTTTTGGAAGCTACAGTAAGAGTCCCACCCAGTGGCATGGCAGCGTTTGTGTATGCTAAGACGGTTCGGGACGGGAATGTGTGGGATGCCCCTGCCGGTCTGAAGCGCGGTGTGCTTACTGGGGTTATTTCAGTAGAGCATTCACCTACGCAGGGTGAAAGAGATTACATGTACTCTGGTGGGAACGCGATCAATCCTATCGCCAAGCCGTTTAACAACTCGGCTTATGTGATTTGGGGACAGAGAACACTACAAAGAGCGTCTACCTCGTTGGATAGAGTCCACGTCCGTAGATTGCTTATCTATCTGGAAAGAATCATTGCCAGAACGTGTCGAAGTCTTATCTTTGAGCCTAACGATGCAAAGACATGGAACCAGTTGAAGCGGGTTATCCGACCCACGCTGGATGACCTTGCTGAGAGTGCCCTTACTCAATATCTTATCGTATGCGATAGCACGACAAACACAGCGGCAACGATTGCTCGTAATGAGTTACATGCGAAAGTATTTGTACAACCTACGAATGTAGCCGAGATGATTGAGATTGATGTGATCGCCCTAGCGTCTGGCGTATCCTTCAACGAGGTTCTCTAAATAATAGGAGGAAAGACAGATGGCTCAAGATGGCATCTATGGAATTTCAGCACAGCACATTGCCCCTGGTGGTGTAACGAGTATGACGTTTGAACCACAGCGGGTGAACAATTTCGTTCTGGAGGTTGGTGTCCCTGGGCAAAACCCAAACTACCAGATTGACAGAGGGCAGGAGCAGGTAATCGCTCTGTCGGTTATCAGCTTCCCAATGCCTGAAGAGAGAACGACTAGGATCGAACTGCACCATGGTAACGAAGTTCGTTACGTGGCCGGCAGAACCGAGTTCTCTGAGGAAACGCTTGAATGCGTGGATTATATCGACCAAGAAACAGCCGATGTTATTTATAACTGGCGTAGGGCGGTTTACAATCCCGGAGCGGGTTCTCATACGGCTTCTGGGCTTTCCATCCCCCGTGGTGGTGTGGGTCTTGCCTACCAGTACAAGTCAGAGGGAGCTATCTGGTGGGTCAGTCCAAATGGAGCAGCAAACAAGATTTGGAACCTGCACGGAATCTGGCCGATGACTGTAAGATATGGTAGTGGTAACATGGCTAACTCTGATAAGAATACAATTGAAGTAACATTCAGTGTTGACCGTATCACGAATGAGAGTCTGTAATTCAATTAGGTTGATCTAGGAGATGTACTATGGAAGATGTAGCTAGTAAGGAACAACCTGTGGGTAATCTTGGTGGACGTATTGCTAATCAGACAAAGCCAAAGATTACTTTGTCAGCAGATGTGACACTGCCAAGTAATGGTGTTATGTATGGTGAAGCGGATAGTGCTAGTGTTACAGTGTCGGCCCTGACTATGCAGGAGGAGAAGATTTTAGCCGATCCTTCACGTCAGCGGTCAGATGTTATGAACACGGTTATCTCTCAGTGCGTTACAGGACTTACGATTCCCTATGATGAGCTTCTTATTGGGGATCGTATGTTCTTGCTGTTCATGGTTCGAAATGTATCATATGGTGCTGGTTATGACATGAATCTGAAGTGCCCAGGTTGCTCAAATAACTTTGCTCATCACATTGAGATTCCAGGTGACATTTCTATCAGAATGTTGGAGGATGGTGATGAAGAACCGTTCTTCGTTACTTCTTCTGTCACAGAGGATGTGATTGGTCTGCGTCTTTTGCGTGTCAAGGATGAGAAAGAGATTCAAAGATACAGCCGACAAAAAGCAAGTACAAACTCGTCGGGAGATGTTGCCCATACATATAGGTTGGCAAAGCACATTGTTAGTGTCAATGGTGTGGAGATGTCTTCTGTAAAGGCCAAGGAATATGTGGAAGGTTTGTATAGCAGAGAGTCCTATGAGATCGTGGATGCAATTGATGACATGACTCCAGGTCCCAGGATTTCTATGGATATTGTTTGTCCTCATTGTGGTAATGAGTACAAGGAGACAATGCCGTTCACTGATGAGTTTTTTCGACCTAAGCGTACCAGAATCAGAGGGTGAGAACTGCTTTGGTATAGAGGCTTTGCTACAGGAACAGGTATTGCTCAACGTGTTGGCTAAAGTGTCTTTCACCGAATCGGATCGGATGTCTCAGAAAGAGCGTTTCATAGTACTTAGTACAGCCAGTGAATACAAACGAAAGATGGAGGCCCCTAGCATAGCAGGGATGGATTCATAATGGCCGATGACATATCTCCACTGCTGCTCAGCATAGACATTGATTCTGGTGAGATTGAGAGATCAATCAAAGCTGCATTCAAGGGCATTAGCATGCCCGAAATAAGAATGGATATGCCGGAGGCTCCTTCTGTAAACAGGAAGGGATCGGCCTCTGAGGTACAACAAGTTGCTCGGACTCTGACAGGACCTATAGGCAAAGCTTTGTCTGCGTTTGGTTTTTTGTTTAAGGGAAAGTACAACCCCATACGTTCATCAAAAGCATATGCTGGAGCAATGATCAGTAGGCAGGTAGAGAATTTCGCTGTTGATCCCAAGGATAGAAGAAGGAAGTCAGAAGTTTACTTGATTAAGTACCTTCCTAAGATTTCAGATGCTCTTGAGCGTGGCGGTGGGGGGGCTTCCACTGGTGCAGTTGGTGCGGGTTCCTGGAGTATTCTTGGGGCAATCCTTAATCCAATTGGGAGTATCGTTTCCTCATTGACAGGTGGTATATCTCGGTTAGTTGAGGGAGTAGGATCAACAATTAGTTCTTCTCTTAAGACGGTTCTCAGTGTGCCTATGAAAGTATTTGATGGATTAGGTACACTTCTGAGTAGTATTGACTTGACAGACCCACTGGGAACAATACACAAGGTACTTGCGGGTCTTACAAAGACGCTCCAGTCAATGGTGGGATCAATTCCATTGATCGGAGGACTACTCTCTTCTTTGTTTTCTCCCATCCTTGGTTTGCTAGACATGACCTTTGGCTTCTTGAAGAAGCAGTTCGGCGGCGTGGTATCCATGTGGACGCTAATGTTGGAGATGATGTTTGCTCCATTCATTGTGAAGATGGCTGAATTCCTAACTGATATGGAGCCTGTGTTCGGTGCTGTTTCCAAATGGCTTGAAGATTTGGTAAAGCAGATGATGCCCAAGGTAATTGCAATGATTGATTCTGTGGTAGCTTTTTGGAAAGGTAAGACTTTTTCTCAGGGTGTCACGGAAATTTGGACCAATGTTAAGGCCGGTGTTACGAATTTGTGGGATAAATTTTCTAAGTGGTGGGACAGCACAGCGGTTAAGTGGATAAAAGATAATGCCTCAGTCGCATGGGAGGCTACAAAAAAGTGGTTTGCTGGTGGTTTCTTAACGATTATGAAGAAAGTGGGGCAGTTTATAATTGATGGATTAGCCAAGGCATGGAAAGAGATTAAGGACGGTGTATATAAATTAGCAGAAGTAACGAAGGATCAGGTTGAAAACAAGGAATTGTCTAGTTACTCCTGGTATGATCCCAGGCTCTATTTCACTGCTGGGATGAAAGCGGGGGATTGGGTAGGTAGGACGGTTGGGTTAGAGCGGGCAATGTCTTATGGTCTTTCTGGTGGGCAAGAGGTCGGTGCTTTTGCTACAGACATGTCCCCAGAGAAAAGAGCCTTGAAGAATAAGCAAAAAGCTGATGAAGCAAAAAAAGCTTCATATTTTCTACGGGAGCATCGACAACGCAGGGCTGGAATGTCTAGTCTCGATATTCTTGCTGATAAGACGATGATGAAGCTGAAGGAAGTAGCAGAGTCTTTTCGGCAGTCTGGTGTGTTTAAGTATTATGTGGGAAAGGGGAATAAAGCGGTTGGTCAGAAAAGTATATATGGAACACTGGGCAGTACTGCTTTAGCTACAACAGGAAGAGTGGAATCTGAGAATGCTAAACATCTTCAACGTCGGTTAGAGGCTATTGATAAATCCACTAATAAAGTAGCAAAGGTGATTCAAGAGGTTGGCGACAAGCAAGTAAATGCTATGGCTGGTGGGTTCGGTGGGCTTAAGGTCAGTAACCTGGAAGTGGGTTACTCTCTTGGAAATATTTCAGCAAAATAGTAGGAGAGCATAATGCTCTGGTGTTCGTTAACATCTGCCGGTGCTGCCCAGGATGCTGTAACAAGAGCATATACAGGTCTTGCTCATAGCTTTGTCCTGTCGGGTCAGGGTAATCCAATTACTACCGGTGTTAGCTATACCAGTGATGTTAGCCCACTTAAGTTGTTCACTTCTTTTGGTCTGTTTGCCCATCCTCCATATCAGGTATGGCGTGGTGGAATGTTTAGTCCAGTAACTTTGAGCTTCAGGCTTGCTGCTGGTGGTAACAAGTACAGTTCTCATGTTTCAGGTCCAGAGCTATTAACAGGCAAAGACTTGCATAAGTACGTAGAAGGGTTTTATAGATATGCATTGCCTCTTTCAGGCAAAACATACACAGAGATGACAGATTTAGTGATTGCCTCATTCCTGTCTGGAAGTGGACCTTCCGGGGAGGGTGGGACCTGGATAGGCGGGACCGGATATGTAACGAATGTTGATGTACAGTTTGACTCCCATATAGGACCAGACGGATACCCAATAGTAGCTGACTGCACCATAGAGTTCAAGTTTGCTGTGAGAGAAACTATTAACGCAGGTGTGTTCAAGGGTACAGGGCAGAGCGTGTCAGAGGCGTTTAAGGGCTCATGGGAAACCACAAAGGGGAAGGCGTCGAAAACACTATCAGAACTGATGAAAGAGATTTCTGTGGATAGAGATTCCTTCTCTCTTGCCAGTATCCCGTCCGGTGTTCCAAGAATAAACAACTAGTATCTGGAGAGCAAAGTGGCTACACAGGAAGTAACCAGAGAAGGTGGGTCATACGAGGTAGACAGGTATACGTTTACCAAAGTATATGTGGATGATTCTGTGTCCAGGGGAAGGGTCCGGTTTGGCCGGTGGAGGGAAGGTGAGCTTCCATTAGATAGGTGGACAAGTTATGTTCTCACGGACAAGGACATTGGCAGATTAGATAACGTGGCTTACAAGGTATACAAGAACGTTCGTCTGTGGCCTATCATAGCTAGATATAATGGAATCAGGAATATGCTAGAGGACATGGTCGTCGGACAGGAGCTAAGGATTCCTCCTCTTGAGGAAATCAGGAAGGCTGGTGTTTTGTTTGTCCAGTAGCACAGTGCAACCTGTTGTCGAGCTAACCTATAATTCCAGGGGTAATGACTTCTACCTGGACATGGCTGCAATCCATATTTTGGAATCTTTTAGATACACAGAGAGTGTGTACGGCGGTGGCTCTTTTTCCATGATGTTTCAGACCCCACTGATGGACCAAATAGATGTTCTCATGGAGCAGGTAAAGGACGGTGTCGGTAATGTCCGGTGGGGGTATTCTGTAGATGGGGATATCACATATACAGATAGAAGGCGTGTTGTTCTCACTAATGTTCGAATAGTGGGGGAACATTATAACCTTGTTCATGTAGAGCTTAGTGGTATATGCTATGGGATGTATAATCTAATGTACTGTCGGCAGAGGGTATACAACGGTAAAACAGCTAGTGAGATTGTTGCAGAAGTAGCTAAATTGAATGGGATAACAGGTGATCCGGTAGCTCAGTTGTCCGGTAAGACCAACAGAATCAAGAATACCAAAAGAAAACTCCATGTGATGCAGGGACACTTGAATGACTGGGATTTCCTGCGACAAGAAGTAATGCCACTTGCTGTTGCAGAGGGCGGACAATCAGACTTGTTTCTTTACATTGATAAGGGATCGGGTATGATTATGGAGTACCCAGATACAGACAACTGGAAGGGGGACATGGTGTTCCATTTCAGTGAGTCCTTTTCTGAGGCAAGAAGGGAAGTCCTGTCTTACGAAACAAACTATAGGGATTTGAGCCAGCGATTGGTTGGGTCAAGGAATACAAAGATCATTGGTTACAATCCGATTACTAAGGAGCCTGTTGAAACTACGGTGGATGAGGAAGAGTCTGATTTCTCTTATATGCGGGATGCAACGGTTCATCCGAAATCACCCCCACATCCAACGGTCCTGGAATCAACAACATTACCAGACCCAGAGTTGTTTGATGATTTCGATGTGGAAGAGTTTGGGCGTAGAAGATGGAATAAAGAAGCAAGAAGTTTGTTTGAAACCACAATCTCCGTGCAGTTGACACTTGACGTGTTCGTTGGTATGATTGTCCGAATTGAAGTCGATGATGCGTCCAGCCACGGGCACTATCTAGAAGGCAACTATTACGTTACTGAGGTAGTAAACATTATAGAAGGTGGTAACACAGGAACTAAGATTACACTTCAGCGGAGAGGTATGAGAAAAAGAAGGAAGAATTGATATTATGCTTTACAATGGAATTTGGCGTGGTATAGTGGTAGATAATGATGATACTGATCTCAAGTACAAGCATTTGGGCAGGGTCAAGATTCGTGTGGATCAGGTATATGGGAAAAACACGAAAGATGACGACCTCCCCTGGGCTTGGCCTTGCGCTTCAGCAGGTGGTGGAAGATCAGAAAATGATAAGCTGCATGGAAGTCTTATGCTTCCCCCAGTGGATTCATCCGTGTGGGTGATGTTTGAGCAGGGTGTCCCTGACAGACCCGTGTGGATGGGAACATGGTGGGGCACGGAGCCTGTAGGAAGAAGTGCAGAAAGAACACCCGAGTTACCGGCAGAAGCTATTGAAGATGAAGATGCTGGTGTAGAATATCCAGATATATACTTGTTCAAGTTTCCGTTTGGGGATCAAGATACCGATATTTTTGTAAGGTGTTCATCAGACCAGAAATTGGAAGTGGTCTTTGGTGAGAATTCTGTATCTTTTGTCAAGAATTTTGATAGTGATAATGAGGTTCTCGTCCATACGAAGGACTGGAAGATACGGCTGGAGACTGATGAGGGGGATATTGAGATCAATGCTCCAGAAGGAAACATCCTATTGAATGCAGGTAAAGACATCATCATTGAAGCAGATGAGAATGCTTCCGTGCTGGCCGGTATTAACGCGAAGATAGATGGGACGGAAGAGTCTCGTGTATCTTCTGGAAAGAAGATCGTTGGTGCTGCTCCAAGGGCATCCGGTTTCACTACTAGATAGGGTAATTGAATGGATAGATATCTAGGTGTGGCTCTCCCGTGGAATGGGACACTAAAGGATTTCTTCACACCCAAGGAAGATGTTGCTGTGATCAAGTCATCAGTGATATGGATCATACTAACATCTGTTGGTGAGCGTGTTATGCTTCCTACATTTGGAACATCTTTGATGGATTCTTTGTTCGAGCCTAATAGCACTGGGAATCGAGCAAAGATTCAGGAGACGATACAGGGGGCTTTGCGGGCATGGGATGATAGAGTTACTGTGATAAATACTGAGGTTACAGCTTTGGATGAACACACGATTAAAGTTCGGTTGATCTACAGATTGACTGATGATCCAAGCAATACTACTGATGATTACATTACCTTTTCTATAACAAGCTCCGGCACAATCAGGATTCTGTAGAGAGGATATTACATGACCACTTCGGCAGTTCCACCAATTGACTATACGGCACGAGACTTTTCAACCATCAAGGCCGCTTTGCTCGTTCACGTCCAGCATAAGTTCCCAGATACATGGCGAGACTTTTATGAATCCGGCATGGGCACAGCATGGCTAGAGCTTGTGGCCTACGTGTTTGACGTGTGCAGTTTCTACTTGGACTATCAAGCGAATGAAACGTACCTGCCCACAGCGAGAGACAGGGAAAGTGTACTCAACATTGGTAAGTTGGTTGGGTACAAGCTGAGAACGGCTACAAGTGCGTCTGTGACGGCAGCGGCAACATTGGCTACTCAGAAGGTCCAGGATGTTATCATTCCTGTAGGCACAGAGATTCAGGCCACGACAGGTAGTACTTTCAGAACACTCACAGAGAACAGAATTCTGGCTAGTACACTGACTTCTGATGTTGTCTTCACAGAAGGTTCCATATATACAGATACCTTTGTATCAGATGGAACATCGTTCCAGAAGTTTAAGTTGACCACAGCAGAGGTAATCTACCAATCTGAGGATATCACTGTCGGGGGTGAGGATTGGGAACTGGCAGCATCATTGGTATACGGGTCGGCTAACTCTAAGATTTACACGGTTGACTATGATGATGATAATTATGCTTATATCCAGTTTGGAGATGATACGTCAGGGGCGGCTCCAGACTCCGGTAAGAGTATTGTGGTTAATTACCGTGTGGGTGGTGGCACGATAGGCAACGTGCCCACAGGGGACATTTCAGGGACTGTACAGGGCTATTTAGATGGCATTTCCCCTGTAGAGTATGTGACTGTCACAATATTGAATGCAGAGCGTGGTTCTGGTGGAGAAGAACGAGAAACGGCAGAGCATGCTAAGATGTGGATTCCTGAATGGGTTAAGTCTAACCAGCGGGCAATTACACTGTCAGACTTCAATGTTTTGGCGAACACGTTTAGTGATACAACATATGGAGCCCCTGCCTATGCAAATGCTAAGTTGAAACAGATTATTCCTGAATTGAACACTGTAGAGATATACGTGTGGGGTAGGGACATGGCCGGTGTACCAACTACGGCATCTGCTGGACTGAAAGCAGCAATGTCAGCTTACTTCAACAACAATGGGGATGGGGCTGTTCGTTCAGTATGCACAGATGTAGATATTCTAGATGGTGAGAACATTTGGGTCAATATGAATGTTCGTGTAGGTGTGGACGGATCGTATGCCACACAGGATGTTACGGATGATGTCACAGTAGTAATTGATGCATTCTTCTCAAGTTCTAATACCGTTCCTGGTACCGACTTCTATATCTCACATCTGTACGAGGCTGTTCAAGCTGTAGCCGGTGTAGTTTGGTCGAATGTGGATGAGCTATCTGCCAGTCTGGAGGACACAGAGCTTATAGGTGTTGGTGATGCTGCGACAACGGAATGGACAGTGAAGCTGGATAAGCCTGCCGGAAATCCAGACCTTGTTCCAAAGACGGTTGAAATCCTGGTTGGGAGTACTGTTCTATTCCAGGATAATGGAAACTATGAGCTTGTGGATGATAGTGGCGTCGTACATGGAACAGTGTGGTACAAGTCTGAATCTCAGACGGACAAGGATATTTACGTATGGTTTGACACTCCTCCAGCGGCAGATGAACTGATTTACTGCCGATACCAATATGTAACTGATGTTCTGCGAAGTGAAATCGTCCAGACGATGCTTACAACTACGGGTGGGGCTCCTGATCCAAGGATTGCAGGAAAAGTTACTTATCCTCCTATTGTAGCCAGGGATACTGTTACAAATGAAAAGGGTATTGCTTTCTCTGACGGGACACAGGTTGTATACGATGATGGTTCAGGTCAGTTAGAGGGGGACGTTCTTACAAATGCAGGTGTCCCTATTACATCTTACTATGTGGATTATTCTGGTGGCGGCTTCCTGTTCCAGTTTGAAAACACACCGGCAGTTGGTACAGATATTCGTGCTGTGTACAGGCAGTTCCTGGGGGCAGATAATGAGGACTTGCCAATCACGGATGACCAGGTACCTGTAAAGGGTGTTATCACAATCACCACTGAGACAGTCAATGAATAGTGAGGACCAACATGAGTTTGGACCTATACTCACTGCTCCCAGTGGTTATGCGAATCAAATCTGAGATGTCTCCTACAACGGAGAATCCAGAGGGCCTGTTGAAGGATATATGCTATGCCCTTGAGCAGGAAACAGAAACAACACTAGGTCAGATACAGGGTTTGTCAGACCTGATACTGCCGACTGAGTGTCCTCAAGCATTTCTCCCACTGATAGCAAAACTGCTGGGCATACACATGGGGCCGGCTTGGTCCGATGAACAGCGGGAACACTTTGTACTTGCTGCTGGCAGTCTGTGGAAGATTAAGTGTTTGAGACAGTCCTGGAAGTATATTTTGGAACAGTACGGTTATACGGATTACTTCCCGTGGGAACTGTGGAAAACGAAGATATACGAGGAGTACGATTATTCTTTGTACCAGGATTACCAGCATAGATTCAAAGCGGCTCGTGTAGACATACGCCGTCCGATAGATACCACAGGGAACCACGGGCTATACTTGGATGACTTAATTGAATCTGTTCGACCTGCTCATGTTTTGATTCGAAGGCCGGGTAGAACGGCAAATGAGACAACAGAAACTATTGTTGCCCCAGAAGATGCTTTGTCAGCAGGGGCATACAGGTCACCGATAAATGAGGCAGGTCCCGCTTTTGGTGAGACGTTTGTACAGGATTATACTTGTACCCTTACTGGGTGCGAGGCGGTTTGTCAGACTGGTTGTACGGCTGCTTGTGAGTTGTCGTGTCAGTTTGGTCCATGTGAGGTTGCTAGTTGCCAGGGTTGGTGCATGTTGAATTGTGAATTATTCTGTGAATACCAATGTCAAACTGGGTGTGAAGATACATGTGAAAATGATTTGTGCCAGGTTACGGCATGTCAACTTGGTTGTCAGATTGCGTGTCAGGTCGGGATAGAGTAGGAGAAGTTATGGGCGTCAAACTATATGAACTTCTGCCTACGATTATCCGGGCAAGGGACTCCTATGCCAGTGGGGATGATCCAGAGGGTCTGGTAGAGCGCATCTGCTATGCTCTTGAGCAGGAAACTGATACAACTCTGAATGAAATCCAGTCTTTGGTCACATTGCTTGATCCAGAGAATGTAGATCAGCAGTATCTCCTGTATCTGTCGATGGCATTTGGCTTCACTGTGGGTTCGAAGAACGGGGAGAAGTTCCAGAGATGGCTCACTAAGTCACTCGGATATCTGTACAAGATAAGCGGTACACACCCATCATGGGAAAAACAGTGGAAATGGTCCCTCGGAAGGGACATTCGAGCCCATGAATTGTGGAAAAATAAAATTTATGCAGAAAATGACTATACAAGGGAGCAAACTTATGGTAATGTAATGAAGGCGGCTCGTGTAGACCTGTATGAAGTTGATGCTGAGGGGAACAGAACTTACCTCCCGTTGACTGAGGCAAGAGAGGTCTACAAGGAGATTGAGCCATTCCGTCCGGTGCATGTTCTCCTTCGTCAATATTGGAAGGAAACAACGGAAGAAGATACTGTTGTTGCTCCGGATGATATCTATTCTGCTGGAATGTATCGTGATCCAGTAAATGAGGCTGGTCCACTGTTCGGTGAGGATATAGCTTTCACCGTGGAGTGTATTGGGACATGTGAACTGGCTTGCCAGGGATACTGTGAAACGACATGTGAGACAGCGGCATGTGAGGTACATTGTCAGACTGCTTG